ATAAAATAAGAATTATATATATCTATTTGACTACCACTTAATTCACCATTGTAATAAGCTGCTTTATCCCCAGGGAGATTATTATATAAAGTTCCGTATTGAGCACTAATAGATGAAGATTGGTATTCAGCTGTATATACTTCTTGGTTTGTAAAAATAGGTTGTGCATATGATATTTTATTACGTTCTAAAACTGGTGAATCTATTGTTATACCTGTTGATAAGCTAGTTCGAGCAGGAATAAAATCCTCCATCATTTTAAATAAAGCATTATCAAAAAATTGAATTAATCTAATAAAACCATTATAATCCATTAATGAGCCTGTAAATGGATTAAATCCCGTTACTCCTGTTTCAAAATACAGTTTACGTTGATTATCTAAATCAGAATACGAAGCGCTATATTGTTGTCTAGGATCACCTATGTAATTATCTAAGTTAAATGTAGGGTCATTAACCGCTATCGCTCCCGATATGTAAGTATCTATTTGTGTTTGAGGTGAAAAAGATACATCTAAATAATGCAAATCATCATCTATAAATTGTGTAGATGAAGTAGGAAATGTTTGTAATGATATAAAAGGTGATAATACACTCCCTGTTATTCCATTATCTATTATTCTTACTTTATCATTATTATATCCTTTAAGTAATTGAGATTTTGTACCTCCACCATATTCTTTAGAATTTAATATACTACCAGTAATACCAAACACATTAATTAATCCTTCAACGCCTTTAATAGTACCTTTATTTTTTACTAAATATGGTAAATTATGATAAATTCTTTTATATATTTCAGATAATAAATCTTTACGAGGAATATTATTTAAATAACTTCCTGTTGGTGAAAAATTATTATCAAAATTTGCAGATCCTGAATCATATCCTACTAAAAATTGATTTAAATCTTCTCCACCTTGAGAATTATATAATTTAACACCATATGATTTTAAAACATAATATACTAAATCTTTAGATACACCTTGTTCTAAATTATTATTAGCTAAATTAATGTCTGTAACTGCTTTTAGGAAAATCCAAATATTATCAAAATATTGACCTATCATATTTAAGAAGATCAAATATTCATTATTATCAGGATCATCAATAACAAAAGATGGTACAGAATTTTGTAAATTATTTACATTATTTTCATCATATGTTGTTGCTACATTAATATAATTATTATACCACGTAGCAGATGATGAAGTAGTTGCTAAAACATATGGTAATGTAGATGTTGTTTTAGGCCATGTATATGAACTAGATTCAAAATATAAGTAATATTCAAAACCATCAAATTGAGATATTAAACTATTTATATTATTAACAGATGATGTTATTTCTAAAGATAAACTACTAGTAGTAGTAACATATGGAGTATATGAAGATATTATATTATTATAATCCTGTATTTGTTTTGCTTTAGTATAAAAATTTTGTAATCTTTGTTTTACAGAACCAAAAAACGAAAATTCTGAAAAATTAGTATAGTCTACATTAATATCAATACTTTGAGTATTTAATAAATTTAATATTTTACTATATGAAGAACTTTGTATTGATTTTAAATTATTTAATAATTGATCTTGATTTTGATATGTAGTTGATATTGTTCCTTGTTGGCTTAAAGTAATATTAAAATTAGGTCCTCTTAATTGTGAACCTGTTGGAGGTGTAATTAAAGTATCTAAATTAATATTAAAAACATATGGATCTACTTTTTCATCAACAACCCATAATTGAGTTTTTTCAGTAATTTCATTAGGAAGAGATTCATATAATTTAAATAATATTTCGTATCCAGTATCTAACTTATTTAAAGCAACATTAACAGATAATACTTGTTGATTATTACCAAAATTTAACAAATAATCTACAAAATATACAGAACCACTAATTTCTGATATTAGAGAATTAAATCCTTCTTCTATTTCATTATTAGTTAATACAGTAGATATTACACTTATTTCAGTTCTATTAGAAGATATTTCTTTAATAAATAATTCTGCGGCTGGAGATGATATTTTATTATTAAAAAAATTATATTGAACAACAAATTCTCCAGAAGTATAACCATAATTTTCTAAATCTTTAATAGGATCTATTTCAATTATTGGATATAAAGAACCTGTTTGAGTATTAGTATTTGAAACCATACCAACATCAGATGATGGTATAGAGTTATTAGTATTTGGAGGGGTTGAAACTCCAGGTGTTAATCCATATGAAGGTGGAAGTTTATAATCTTGATAGTTATAACTTATATTTAATAAATTTCTACCAGCATCATATACATAATATTCTATATAATCGTTAGTATCTCCAAAATTTTCTTGTACCTGAAATGATGTAAGAAGATTAGTATCTTGATTAGAATAACGAGAAATAGTTGAACTATTTAATATATTACCTACTATTTGAATATTATCGGCCATTAGTAGTAGTTGTTAATTCATTTATAATTGTTTGTGAATCTAATACTTCTTGTCTTAATGAAGTTATTTCATCTAATAATGATTGAACATCGTCTTTATCAATTTGTACACCTAAATAATCTGCTTCTTTTTGTAAAATATATTGATGTGAATTAATATCCCCTTCCTTAGGAATTTGATCAAATAAATCTTCATATAATTGAAAAAAATCATTTAAAGTAAAAGATGGTGTTTCTTCTACTAATTGATTATTAATTAATTGACTAAATTGGGTATCAACTACTTTAGTAAATTTATTTTTATTAAATACTGTTCTTTGAATAGGAATTTGTGACATTTATCTTATAACTTTAAAATAATAATTATCATCTAATACTATTGTTTCTTTATTTGTAAATATAGATTTTATTAATATTTGATAATATCTTTCAGGTTCTAACCCATTTACATAGATATTAAAATAATTACCTATAGAGTCAGCACTTATTTTTGTATAAACTGTATCGTAATCTATTATAATTTCTTTAGTATCTAAATCTACTATTGAATAATATGATTGTGTAGGTAATAATTTATTATTTAAATATACGGAAGAAGTACTGAAAGACCTAGTAGGATATTGATCTCTTACATTAATTCTAAATTTTTGTACTGAATCTTGTTGGTATTCATTTTTATTATTATCTAATGTAGCTACAATTTTAGTATTACTAGCTACACTTAATGAAGATGTAAAAGTATAATCATTCCATTTTATTTCTAAACATGGAGGGTATATAGTATGAGTATTATTTGAAAAGTATTTAGTTTCAAAATATGATTGAGATGTAAATTCTAATGAGGGAGAATGTTTTATAATAAACCCTTCATTATTTATTGAAGAAGTAAACCAAGCTTTTACAGTATTACTTACTTTTAATTCAATATCTTTAGTTAATGCAGGAGTAAAAGATTGAGTTGATTCATAAGAAGAAGCAGTATACCATAATCCACCTCCAGTATTAGTTCCACTATACGAACCAGTAGTATTGGTTGGAAATGAAACACTAAACCAAGAAGAACCACTATTAAAATTTCTAAACTTCCAACTAGCTCCATCTGTTGTTTCAGGAACATTTCCTAATCGCCCTGTTCCTTTTTCCCAACTTCCAGATATGGGGTGACTAAATATAGTATAATTTACTGGTATGGATGAAGCGTTAGCTAAATATAATTTAATATATGCATCGTAGCTTGAACCACTAACAAGATTAGTTACTATATCGGTGATTTGATCAGATGGAAATTTAACTAATATTCTAGATACTTCGTTAGAATTATTTATAGATAAAAAAGTACTAAGTTCTAATATTTCATCTAATCCTGTATTTTTTATAGGGTCAAAGGAATATAATGTAGCACTCTTTTCAGGAAAAATTTTATATACAGCCATTTATTGTATTTTATATATGATTATAAATATAGAAAGCTTCAATCTTTATAATTGAAGCTCCTAAATATTATTTAAATTAAAATTAATATGCTACTACTCTTCCTTGAATATCAGTATTTGGATATCTTATTTCAAAAATTGATGGATCTAAAGAAGGATATATATTATTATTTCGTGTTGCACCAGGAATGTCATATCCATATGGAGAATAAGTATTTCCTGTATTATCTTGTTTATTTATTATTTCTACCTTAATTACAGATTGTACTCCTTTAATCATTAGTAAAGTAGAATATATTTCAGATATAACAATAGGTTGATTAATTTGCCATTTTTCAATATTAAAATAATTTTGTAAAGAAGTTATACAATTTGTTATAACATCTTGATTATTATATCCTGATAGTATAGTTATATCAAAATTAATTCCTATATTGATATAAAAAGCATCTTTAATATTAATAGCATCTGTAATCATTCTATATTGATTAAGATATGTTATTAAATTATTTTTTAATGTATCACTTGATGTAACTAATTGTTTACTTGAATTATATGCTAATATATATAAATCTAAAGCTAATGGATTTTTAGTTGAACTAATTGTTTCTGAAACATTAGAACGTTCAAAATCTTGAGTAATATAAACCTTTGATATACTACCATAATCTGATGGTAATGATAATGCTCTTACAATATAATCATCTTTAGTTACAGCTCTATTTTGTGTTGAATACGAATATAAAGCATTATTTCTAATTTCTTCAATTTCATCTCCTCCTCTACCTCCTGAAGAAGGATTTGGGTTTGTTGAAATAACACTATTTAATACTGATCCAGATAAGGGACCTGATGGATTTTTAAAAGAAATTGCTGAAGTATCTATTATAGTAAGATCATTAGAAGGAATATTTGATGTAATACCACCTCCAACCAAATATCTAACTTGTAATGTTACATTAGAAGGTGCTAAACCATATTGTCTTGTAAAAAATACTGAGGCTTTATTATAATTATCACTTAAATCAGATATCCCTGGGACTAATCCTAATTGAATATTATCTGGAGTAGGTATGATAACATTATCTGCATAATTTGTTAACCCTGCTCCAAATTCTAATTGTAAAGTACTATCAGATATTATTCTAGATATAAATCTTCTTGGAACTTGTTGAAGACTTAATAGATATGGAACTTGATCTGTACTATATGTAGGATTAGTAACTGGATTAAAAATAGATGATTGAGCTAAATATGGTACTTCATAGTATTTATTACCATCACTTCCAGAAACATCTAATATCTGTAATATATTATCATCAGTAATTGATATATTTTGATATTTTTGGGGTGAAGCAAATGTAAAACTAGTAGTTTTTATTTCAGCAGAAATTGCAGGAACTGATTTTTTAAATAAATAATAATTTGCATCTATAAAAGTAATTTCTGTAGAGCCAGTATCTGTAAAATCAAGTTTTTCAGTAGTTATAAATTTAGTGCCAGTACTATTAGAAGTTAATGAAGTGTTAATAGGGATAATTAATCCATAAGTATTAAAATTAGGACTAGTATTACTACCACTAATTATAGAAGGTATTAATTGATATATATCAACATTTGTAGATGAGGCATATGATGCTTTAGGTCTATATCCAAAAGCATATGCTAAAGCATATAAATTTTCTTTTTCTTTAGCATATATTAAAAAGTTTTCTTGAGTTTGAGCATCTAAATAAAAAGACATTACATCTCCAACATATGATGCCATTTCAATAAACATATTTCCAGGAGATGCTTCAGAAAAATCATTATAAGTAGTAGGAAAATAAGTTTTAGCATAATTTACAAGATTAGACTTGAAATCACTAAATGTTTTATTTAAATATGATACATTATTATTATCTGACATCTTTTGTATTATTGAAATGATATTGTTATTTGTTCAGAAGTTCCTGATATTCTTAATATATAATCAATAGTAATATTAATAGTATTATTATCATATTCATTATTTAAAGTAATATTAACAACTTGTATTTCTGGTAGATAAATATTAGCAGATGAAATTATTGCATCTTTTATATTTTCTTCAGTTATTGATGTTATATTTTCAAATAATAATTGTCTTAAATTAGATCCAAATTCAGGATTTAATATTCTTTCTCCTTTATTAGTTAATAATAAATTAATAAAGTTTGATTTTATTTGATCTTTTGTATTATATGTTTTATTAAATAATTGATTAGTACCTGATCTACCAAAAGGTAGTGAAATCCCAATTGCAATATTCTTTTGTAAATCTAGTGGGTTAACACGTGTTACTTGAGGTATTGGCATCTTATCCTAAGTTTTTTAGACCTGCTCTTTCTTGAGGGGTCATATTATTAGCAGCATCAGCAATAAAAGATAAATATGGATTTTCAGAATTAACATCTACTTTTAATGTAGATGATTGAGGTTGAGATTCTTCAAATCCAAACATACTACCCATTTTTTCTCTTAAATTAGTACGAACAGACATTACATCATTACTTGTAAAATTAAATGTTTTATTTTCTTGAATTTGATTAACTTTAGGAGATATTTGTTGCTCAAAAATATGAGTTAATTCTTCTCTAACTGCTTCTGCAACCGCTTCTTTAATTAGTTTTTTAAATAAGTCTATTTTCATACATATAAATATTTTAAGCTTGTAAATTATTATTATCTATTATTAATTTTAATTGTTCTATTAAATCTACTGGATCTAAAGTAAAAGAAAAATCACTTTTTAAAACAGGTACACCATCTTTATCTAAAGCTACAGCATATTTACGTTTTATATTATTTCTTACTACTACTGCTTGTTGAGCTCCTAGTGTTTCTTCTTCTCTAATTTCTAATTTAAATCCTTTATATTCTGAAAATTTACTTTGTAAATTTCTTTGTTCATTAATAAATGATTGTAACTGTTCATTTGATAAATTATTTATTAATGTATTATCTAAAATATCATTTAATTGATTTAATTGAGATTTTAAATCATTTAATTCATTTAATTTACTATCTAATATTCCTTTAATTATTGATATTAATATATTCAAAGCAACTACTAAATCTTGAAATTTTTTAACTTTATTAGCTATAGGAGTAGGCATTGTAGGACCTAATCCAAAAGGTTTAGGAATTGTAAATAATAATATTATAGCTGTTAAC